ATTGCAGCAGTTGGCCCAGCAGCTTTGGGAACAGCAGGTCTGTGTGCTAACTGGAAAGATATTGGAACTTCTGACATTAGAATTGCATACATCTATAATGGTGCAAATGATGATGCGTCAGCGGGTGCTGCTACAGTAACTATTAATTACTTACAGAACAATAACCTTTCATAATAATTAATTTAGTGTGGGCTTCGGCCCACACTTAAATTTTAAGGAGAAAAAATATGTCAATTGTTTTAAAGAACTGGGTACGTGTAAGTGATGCAGTAACAGCTGATCCTGATTACTTTGTTACAGCAGCGAGACCTAACACATCTGCAACTATGGCACAAACATCTTTATCATCTAATCATAATGGTGGCGGAAGAAACGTTACTGTTACGACTACAGGAACTGGAGATAGCGGAAAAACAGCTACTATCACTGGAACTGATGTCGATGGAGCATCTCAAACTGAAGTAATAACTCTACCTGGATCTGCTACAGCAACAGCAGGCACTAAAATATTTTTAACTGTAACTGCAGTTGAAATGAGCGCACAACCAGCAGCTAACATAACAGTTGGTTTTGGAACTGCAGCTGGAGCAAAAATTGGTGGTGGTGGAGTTTTTGGTAGTTTTAGAACTACGTCAGGCGGAAACGCTGGAACGTGTAGTTTTAGAACGGGTGGAACTGCAGGAACAGTACTTGCTACTGATAAATCAAGCGGAACTTCTGGAGGAAACAACGGTCCATTTTCTGCTCACGGAACTGGAGCAAAATTAGTAAACGGGATGTATGTTACTTATACTGTGGGTGATTTTGATCAGATAGTAGTTTTTTACGCTGGATAGGAGTTTAAATGGCCAATACAACATCCGATTCTTATTCGTTTGATCAGAATTTTTCTATTGATGAAATAATTGCTGATGCCTATGAAAGAATAGGTTTGGTTGGAACTGCAGGTCACCAAATAAAAACTGCAAGAAGATCATTAAATATTCTTTTTCAAGAATGGGGTAACAGAGGAATACATTTTTGGGAAGTAGGAAATACTAATGTAAATTTAGTTGAAGGCTCTACTACCAATATTGATGCTACAGCAGAAGGTTCTGGTGTTTATACTTTTTACAGGAACTCAACCGATGTTCCTGGAGGAGGTGAACCACCACAAGCTACAACTGTTCCCACTGCAAACGTTTATGGTATTTCAGATATTTTAAATGTTACATTTAGACAAAACTATAATACTACAAATCAATCAGATATTGGTTTAACAAAAGTTGCAAGAGACGCATATTCTGCAACAGCAAACAAAACATCAAAAGGTACTCCATCTCAATTTTGGGTTCAAAGATTTATAGATAAAGTTACTATAACTATTTACCCCTTACCAAACGCTACGGCTGCAAGTAATTTTTTAAATGTTTATTATGTAAAAAGAATTCAAGATGCTGGTGCTTATACAAATGCTAGTGACTCACCTTTTAGATTTGTGCCATGTATGGTTTCAGGTTTAGCTTATTATTTAGCTATGAAATTTGCACCACAAAGAGTGCAAGAAACAAAATTAATTTATGAAGATGAGTTAGCGAGAGCATTAGCGGAGGATGGATCAGCGGCTAGTACGTACATTACACCGAAAACCTATTATCCAAATGTATAATGGCACGATTTTCAAAAGGAAGAAGAGCATTAGCAATATCAGATAGATCTGGTGCAGCATTTCCATATGATGAAATGGTTAAAGAATGGACTGGTGCTTTAGTTCACATTTCTGAATTTGAACCTAAACAACCTCAACTACAACCACATCCTGTAGGTGCCGATCCACAAGCTTTAAAAAATGCAAGACCTGCACGAACTGAATTTCCTGTACAAGATATTTTACCTAACGATCCGTTTACAACCACTGCTGCATCTGGAACTTTAAGTGTATCTTATCCATCTAATCAAATAAGTTATGGAACTTCTTATGTTAGATTTCAAGCTGTTAAAAAACCCGTAGGCGGTGTTGCTGTTTCTACTTTACAATTAGAAACTACACTAAACGGAAACATAAGTGATTCTGTTACGACAATTACCTTAACAGACGCAACCGAGTTTCCAACTTCTGGTTTTATTATGATAGAAAAAGTTGATACAACTCCTGACACAGATAACTATGGAAAATTTTTAAATGAAGTAATTCAATATACAGGTAAAGTTGGTAATAATTTAACAGGCTGTACACGTGGAACAGCAGCCCCTTTTAAAGGAGAAACTTTAGAAAACACAACAGCTACTACGCACAGCAGTGGAGCAAAAGTTTTTGGATCTTATTTAGCAACTGCTATTGGGACGACAGTTCAAACAGGTGCTCAACCACCAACAGAAACACAATATAATTCTATAACCGTGCCCCTTGTTTCAAATGCGACTAGCACAGAAACAGGAGGTGGTTTTCAGTGTACAATTGGACCAATTAATGATAAAGCTTAATTATTATGGCTGGATATAATTTATCAAACTTACAGACAGATATTAAAAATTACACTGAAGTAGATGCTAACGTGTTTACTGCTGCTATATTAAATAGATTTATAGAAAACGCAGAATATAGAATTGCTTATGATATTCCCATGGATTCCGACAGATTTGTTGAACAGGGAACAATGGCAACAGATGTAAACAACATAAGAGTTCCAGCAGGAACATTGTTTGTAAGAGGTGTGGAAGTATTTAACGCTACTAACTCAACTGAACAAGGGACTTGGTTAGAAAAAAGAGATCAAACTTTTTTAAGTGAATATGTAGGAAGACTAACCGGACCTGAAGGATCTACTGCATCCGGAGCTGATGTTACTGGTAAACCAAAATATTATGCTATGTTTGGAGGAGCAACTGGCACAACTGACACTACATCAGGATCTATTTATTTAGCTCCTACGCCAGATGTTAATTATATATTTAGAATATATTATAATAAAATTCCACCTGGTTTGGAAACAGAGACTTCTGGTACTTATATCAGCAAATATTTTCCTCAAGGTCTTTTATATGCCTGCTTAGTAGAGGCATATTCTTTCTTAAAAGGTCCAACTGATATGTTGACATTATACGAAGGAAAGTATAAACAAGAATTAACTAAGTTTGCAGCAATGCAAGTTGGTAGACGAAGAAGAGATGATTATACAGATGGCACAATCCGTATACCAATCGAATCACCGTCACCTTAAATGGAGTAAAATATTATGGCAATAACATCGGCAATTTGTAATAGTTTTAAAGTAGAAATCCTTAAAGCTGAACATAACTTTACAGCATCGTCTGGAAATACTTTTAAATTAGCTTTATACACAAGTTCAGCAACTTTAAATAAATCAACAACTGCTTATTCAACATCAAATGAGATTTCAAATACATCTGGGTCTGCTTATACTGCCGGTGGGAAAGCACTTACAAGTGTAACTCCGGTTTTATCTACAGACACTGCAGTTTGTGATTTTGCAGATATAAGTTTTACTTCTGCTTCTTTCACTGCAAACGGATGTTTAATTTATAATGATTCACATTCTTCAGATGCAGCAGTTTGTGCGATTGCATTTGGTTCTGATAAAACTGTAACAAGCGGAACGTTTACAATTCAATTTCCAACAGCTGACGCTGATAACGCAATCGTTCGTATAGCATAAGGAGGTAAATCCTTATGGCCAATACTTGGAACGAGTCCGGCACAACCTGGGGTACCAATCGTTGGGGAACTACTGATGCTTTTTCATTAGGTTGGGGAGCCAAAACTTGGAATCAAGGTGAGTGGGGCCAACTTAATGATCTTACTCTTACACTTACAGGTGTTTCTTCTACTTCAAATGTAGGATCAGTTACAATTACATCAGAAATAAATACAGGATGGGGACAAGATGGTTGGGGTGTTGAAGACTGGGGTCGATCTGGATTAACACTTGTAATACCTACAGGTGTTCAAGCAACTACAGGTATTGGTTCTCTAGATCCTGCTGACGTAATGGGTTTAACTGGCGTATCTTCAACCTCATCAGTTGGATCACCAACAATTATTTCTGATTTTACTGGAACTCTTACAGGTGTTTCTGCAACATCAAGTGTCGGATCTTTATCTCCAGCCGATGTTATGGGTCTAACTGGATTAGGTTCTACAACTTCTGTAGGTGCAATTGCACCGGCAGATGTCATGGGCTTAACTGGTTTATCAGCAACAGTATCATTAGGCACACTTGAAATTTCTACAAATCCTATTGTAGATGTAACAGGTTTATCTATGACGTCTTCTGTAGGAGCAATATCACCAGCAGATGTTATGGGATTGACAGGAGTTTCTGCAACTTCTTCAGCAGGTGCAATATCACCAGCAGATGTTATGGGATTGACAGGAGTTTCTGCAACTGCTAGTGTAGGAACCGTAGCTCCTTTAGGGTATGAGTCAATAACTGGTAATCAAAGTGCAGGATATAGCTCAGTTACAGCTACACAAAGTGCAAATTATACAGCAGTCGATGCAGGGAATTAGAATATATTATTGACATTAAGTATAAAACAAATTAAAAAAAGATACTAATTAGGAGTACAAAATTATGGCATCAACATATACGCCGCTAGGTATAGAACTTCAAGCAACTGGTGAAAATGCCGGTACATGGGGGACAAAAACTAATACTAATTTAAGTATAATCGAACAAATTTCAGGTGGTTTTACACAACAAGCGGTTTCAGATTCTGGAGATACAGACCTTTCTGTATCTGATGGATCAACTGGTGCAACTCTTGCACACAGAATGATAGAATTTACAGGGACTCTTTCTGCTGGCAGGAACGTAACTATACCAATTGATGTCCAAACTTTTTATTTTTTAAAAAATTCTACAGGTGGTTCTCAGACTGTAACTTTTAAATATGTTTCAGGATCTGGTGATAGTGTAGCAGTAGCTAGTGGAGCAACTAAAATTGTATTCGCTTCTGCAAACGATGGAACTAATCCTGACATGATTGACATGGGTTTTGGTACAGGTGATGTAACACTTACAGGAACACAAACTTTAACAAATAAAACTTTAACTTCACCTAAAATTGGAACTTCAATTTTAGATACAAATGGTAATGAATTACTTAAACTGACTGCAACAGGCTCAGCAGTAAACGAATTAACATATGCAAATGCAGCTACAGGAAACAAACCAACACTTACTGCGTCTGGTGGAGATACTAATATTGGTGTATCTATCCAACCAAAAGGTAGTGGACAAATTACTCTTGATGCTTTAACTTTTCCAGCAGCAGACGGTTCCGCAGATCAGGTGCTTAAAACCGACGGTAGTGGTAATTTAAGTTTCACTGATATGGGTGGTGGATCTGTAACTTGGCAAACAGGAAGTATTAAAACTACTGGATTTACTGCAACAGCAGGAGAAGGATATTTTTGTAATACTACGGGTGGTACTTTTACAGCAACCCTTCCTGCAAGTCCTAGTGCAGGTGATATTGTAGCTTTTAAAGATTATGCGGGTACTTTTGATACAAATAAATTAACAATTGGTAGAAATTCATCTAATATAGATGCAACAGCAGCTAATGTAGATTTAACTGATGAAGCTGAATCTATAACATTTATTTATGTAGATGGAACTCAGGGATGGAAAGTAATTAACAATAGTAACCAAACTTTTGAACCAGCTTATGTAACAGCAACAGGTGGAACAGTTACTTGTAGTGGAGATTACAAAATTCATACTTTTACAAGTCCGGGTACTTTTTGTGTAACTAACACAGGTAACGAATATGGTAATGATAAAGTTTCTTATTTAATTATAGCCGGTGGAGGTGGTGGTGGATCAACTAACTCTACTGACGATGGCGGTGGAGGAGGAGCAGGAGGTTATCGAGAAGGTAAAGATTCTTCTGACCCTTATTCTGCAGGCCCTCCAGCTACTACTCATACCACATTATCAGCAACAGGAGCTTATGCTATAGCAGTTGGCGGCGGTGGTTCAGGTGGTCCTGGAACTCCAGAGGTTCCTGGCACACAAGGTAGTGATTCATCATTTAATAGTATTGTTAGTGCCGGTGGTGGCGGAGCAAGAGGAAGTGGAAGCACTCCACCTCCTTCTGATGCTAACGGAGGATCCGGCGGAGGATCTGGAGGCGGTGGTGGTGTACCTGGAAAACCAGGTGGAACTGGAAACACTCCTGCTGTAAGTCCTTCTCAAGGAAATAATGGTGGTCAAGGAGCAACATCACCACCTGATGGTTCAGCCGGAGGCGGTGGTGGTATAGGTTCAGTAGGTGCTACAGCTGGTGGATCAAGTGCTAATGGCGGATCAGGAGTATCAAGTTCAATTAATGGAACACCAACAGCAAGAGCTGGAGGTGGCGGTGCAGCAACAGCATCTGGTCAAGACGGAGGTGGACCTAATGGAACTGCTGGAACAGCAAACACTGGCGGTGGTGGAGGTGGAAACCAAAACGGTAGTAGTGCAGGAGCTGGTGGATCAGGACTTGTAATTATAAGGTATAAATACCAAAATTAATATGGAGATTAAATAAACATATGGCACACTTTGCAAAAATAGGAATGAATGGAAAAGTTCTTCAAGTTTTAACACTTGCAGATAAGGATATGTTGGATGCTAATAATCAACCTGATGAAACAGTAGGTCAACAATATTTAGAACAACACAATAATTGGCCTGCACAAATGTGGGTTCAAACTTCATATAATACTTTTGAAAATGAACATAAGTTAGGTGGAACACCATTTAGAGGAAACTATGCTGGTGTAGGTTTTGAATGGGACGAAGATAACAATATCTTTTGGCCTCCAAAAATTCACTCATCGTGGGTAAAAAATACATCTACTGCTAGATGGCAATCACCACTTGGTGATCCTCCTGCATTAACTGCAGAACAACAATCACAGAATGATGCTGAGACACATTCTTGGCATTATGTTTGGAATGAATCAGCATATCAAGCTGACAATACAACTGGCTGGGACTTGACAAACGCATTAGCATAATTTATACCTGGTGGTGGTATGCAAAAGAAAGTATTAAGTGAACAAGCGTTATATTACGGTGATGTGGAAATGCCTAAAGATTGGGACATTGACCGAGATAAACTATCAGATGATATTTTACAATCAATACTTCAAAACAAAACTTTTCCGTTCTCAAAAACATTTGATAAGTTAAACACTTATATGAGAGATCATATAAAGGTAGACTATGGATTTACTTTAGTTAAAAAAGAAACGTGGGGTAATATCTACAAACCTAAAGAGACTACAATTCCATTATTAAATATAGACCCAATAGATTTACTAAACTCACCAGACTTTACATTTTTATATGGTGTAAAAGTTAAAGATTGTATAGTTCGAATACATTATGAAGACAACAGGCGTAAAGGTAGGTCTTGGGATATAGAACTTTTTAATAACAGATTTATAATGTTTCCATCAACTAATATGTATTACTTAACTAATAATCAAAAGGATAGTTTAAATTTTGTACAAACTATAACGTATGAATATATCTGATTATTTTTATTGGAACCAAGTGCTTTCAAAAGAAGAAATAAAAAAAATTAATTCTTTATTGAATAAATACAAAAAAGAAAAAGAACCAGAACTTGCAAAAGCTAAAGATTCGAAAAAAACATCAACAGTTTACCCAATTAAAATTAAATTTTTAAAAAAAGAAATAAGTAAAATTCTTTACAATATTACCGTAGTCAATCAAGATCGTTACGGTTATGACCTATATAATTTCCATGATGATGATGAACTAAATTATAATATCTATAAGACAGGTGAAGAATATGAGTGGCACACAGATGGAGAAACTTATAAAGCTTCTGATATTAAGTTAACAGCTTTAGTGAATATATCAGAGAGTCCTTTTTCTGGGGGTAAGTTTAATTTATTAAGTTCAAAAAATGTGACCTTAGCCCCTGAATTAAGCAACCCGGGATCTATGATAGTTTTTAATTCCTTTATTTTACATAAGGTAGATCCTATAATAAAAGGCACAAGAAAAACTTTAACTTTTTTTGCCAAAGGACCTGCGTTTAAATGAACTTAAATAATTATTATTGGTATTTTAAATCAGCAATACCTCCAAAACTATGTGATGACATTATTAAACATGGTTTAGCAAAATCAGAAACTATGGCTACGATTGGTGGATATGGAAATAAAAAATTATCAAAAAAAGAAACACAAGATTTAAAACTTAAAAGAAATTCAGACATAGTTTGGCTGAGTGATCCATGGATATACAGAGAATTACATCCATATATAAATCAAGCTAATAAATCAGCTGGTTGGAATTTTGATTGGGATTATTCTGAACAAATACAATTTACAAAATATAAGTTAAATCAATATTATGATTGGCATTGTGATAGTTGGGAGAAACCTTATGATAGACCTAATACAATTGAACATGGGAAAATTAGAAAAATATCTATGACCTGTCAATTAACAGATGGTTCAGAATATAGAGGCGGTGAATTAGAGTTTGATTTTAGAAATTATGATCCTCCCATGAGAGATGAGTCAAAACATTTAAGGCAGGCAAAAGAAATATTATCAAAAGGTTCTATTATTGTCTTTCCTTCTTTTTTATGGCATAGAGTTAAACCAGTGACGAAAGGAGTAAGGTATTCATTAGTTATGTGGAGCTTAGGATATCCGTTTAAATGAAATTAAAAAATATAACACAAGATAAAGTAAAGGTAGATTATTTGTTAATAGAAGGGTTTTTAGATATTAATTCTGAATACTTTATTAAAGAAATAGAAAAAGGAATTATAAGAAATGATAATAATAATTTCAATACAAACGTACGAGGTTACATGACTTCTTATGAATATTTTAATAACGATAAAAATTTTTTAAAAAGTATTCTTCCTATATTTGATTATTTAGATTCTTTAGATAATATTAAACCATATAGACTTACAAGCTCTTGGGGGTTAAAAGAAAATTTTTCCCATTTTACAGAACCTCATGATCATTTACCTTGTTATTTATCTGGAGTTATTTATCTAAATAACCATAATCAAAATTTAATTTTTCCTGAACTTAATAAAAAAATTACACCTAAATCAAATTCTTTTATTATTTTTTCTAGTTTTTTAATTCACAAAACAAATAGAAATATAACTGATACAGATAAATATGCCATATCATTTAATTTAACAAAAGGACTGCAAACAAATGTACATTAATAATTATTTTACCACAACTGTTTGGTCAGAACAAAAACTTGAGTTTTTAAAATCTTTAAATAAAGCATCTGATAAATATATTAAAGAAGCAAGAAAAAAAAATAAAGAACATATAAAAAAATTTGGTGATTTTGGAATAAGCCATCATTCAACTCCTTTAGTAACTGATAATGCTTTTTTAGATTTTAAAAAATATGTAGGTCAAAAGTCTTGGGAATATCTAGATCATCAAGGCTATGACATGTCGCACTATCAAGCTATGTTTAGTGAACTATGGGTACAAGAATTTGCTAAACAAGGTGGTGGTCATCATTCAGCACATATACATTGGAATCAACATGTATCAGGTTTTTATTTTTTAAAATGTTCGGATAAAACATCTTATCCAATTTTTCACGAACCTAGAACAGGTGCACGAGTTACTAAATTAAAAATGAAACCTAATATGAAAGGTATCTGGGGTGGTACAGAAGTAATACAAGTTAGACCTAAACCCGGGACATTACTTATATTTCCAGGATACTTGGAACACGAATATGCAGTGGATTTTGGAATTGAACCTTTTAGGTTTATTCATTGGAATATACAAGCTGTACCAAAAGAAATGGCTAAAGATGTTTAAAGAATATAAATTACCCAAAGAAAGTTTTATTGGAGGTTGGTTTATTCCTTTAGAAATCTGTGATGGATTAGTTTCTTATTATAATAAATTTAGTAAAAACACTACACCAGGTGTATTAAATGGAAATAAAGTAAAAAAAGATGTTAAGGAGTCTTTGGATTTACCAATAGGTATACATAACGTAGATGAAGAAATATTGGCTTATAGAATTAAATTACAAAACGTTTTAGAATTATATTTAAAAAAATATCCCGAGGTAGATCAATATAATCACTTTAATGTTAAAAGATTTAATATTCAAAAATATAATAAAAATGGTGGATTTAAAAAATGGCACTGCGAAAGGGGAGAAAAATCTGACATGAGTAGGGTTTTAGTTTTTATGACTTATTTAAATGATATAGAAAACGGTGGAACTCATTTTAAATATCAAAAAATTACTACTCCATCGATAAAAGGTTTAACTTTAATATGGCCTACAGATTTTACTCATACTCATAAAGGTCAAATTGTAGACAAAGAAAAAATAATAACAACGGGCTGGTTTGAATTTACATGAGTTTTAAAAAAAACAAATATATAGTTATTAGAAAAGCAATATCAAAAGATCTAGCAGCTTTTGTTGCAAACTATTTTTTAATGAAAAAACAGGTTTATGATACTTGTACACAAGCTAGATACATTTCTCCATTTGAAAGTTTATTAGGTTGTTATGAAGGTAAAGATGGACAGATCCCAGATACTTACTCTTGTTATTCAGACATAGCGATGGAAACTTTAATGTTAAAATGTCAACCACAAATGGAAAAAGTGACAGAATTAAAACTATATCCTGCATATACTTATGCAAGAGTTTACAAAAAAGGTGATGAATTAAAAAGACACAAAGATAGATTTAGTTGTGAAATATCTACCACTATGAATTTAGGTGGAAATGATTGGCCAATATATCTAGAGCCGTCTGGAGAGAGAGGTAAAAAAGGTGTTAAAGTAAATTTAAAACCTGGAGATATGTTAGTATATAGAGGTTGTGAATTAGAGCATTGGAGAGAACCATTTAAAGGTAAAGAATGCATACAAGTTTTCCTGCATTATAACAATCGTAAGACCCCAGGAGCGAAGGATAATATGTTCGATAAGCGTCTACATTTAGGTCTTCCTAATTGGTTTAAACGATGATATAATCTTTAGATGGAGACTGTGTCAACACCACATACCACGCAGTCTCCTTTTAAGGATTATATTTATGTTACAAAAACTAGGATTTTTACCCGGATTTAATAAACAAGTTACGGCCACTGGAGCAGAATCTCAATGGACGGGAGGGCAAAATGTGCGTTTTAGATATGGTACTCCCGAAAAAATAGGTGGTTGGTCTCAATTAGGAGACAAAAAATTAACTGGCGCTGCAAGAGGATTGCATCACATGGTTAACAAAGAAGGTATTAAATATGCCATTATAGGAACAAACAGGATTTTATACGCATATTCTGGAGGAGTATACTATGATATACACCCTTTAGTTAATCCATCAGGAACTGCTGTTACAAATTTTTTTAGCACAACAAACGGACAACCTACTGTTACTTTAACTTTTCCTTCTGCGCACAATTTTAAAGTTGGGGACATTATACTATTTGGTGATGCGTCTACATTTTCTGCGATTACAGGCTCTAATTTTTCTTCTACAACTTTTTGTGATAAAAAATTTATGGTAAATTCTGTACCCACTACCACAACTTTAGAAATAAATGCTGGTGCTAATGAAACAGGATCAGGAGCAACTACCTCTGGAGGCATAACTTATTTTCAATACTATCATGTTGGACCAGCTGAACAGGTTGGAGTTTTTGGTTATGGTATATCACAATGGGGTGGTACAGTTACAAACCCACAAACAACAACTTTAAATGGAGCGTTAAACGCTGACTCTGCCGGAACTGGTGGAACTGGAACTACAATTAATGTAGCCAGCACTACAGGATTTCCAAGCACAGGAACAAATTTTATACAAGTCGATAATGAGGAAATATCTTACACAGGTATTACAGCTACTAGCTTTACAGGAATAACTAGAAATGTTCGAGGCACAACTAACGCCTCTCACAGTAATGGTGCAACGGTTACTAATTTTAGTGCTTACTCAGCCTGGGGTCAAGCAGCATCGACAACGGATAAAGTTGCAGAACCAGGATTGTGGTCACTGGATAACTTAGGTTCAACACTAATCGCGTTGATACATAACGGAGAATGTTTTCAATGGGACGCAGACGCATCAAATGCAACAGCCGTAAGAGCTACAATTATAACTGGTGCGCCGACCGCATCTAGAGATATGTTGGTATCTACACCCGATCGTCACTTAGTATTTTTTGGAACAGAAACAACCATAGGTGATAAATCTTCACAAGATGATATGTTTATTAGATTTTCAAATCAAGAAGATATAAATACCTATGCACCAACAGCGACCAATAGTGCTGGTACACAAAGACTGGCCGACGGATCACGGATCATAGGAGCTAAACTTGGTAGAAATGCAATTTACGTTTGGTCCGACACAGCCTTATTTACTATGCGTTTTGTTGGAGTCCCTAATATATTTGCGTTTGAACAAGTTGGTACTAACTGTGGATTGATTGGAAAAAACGCGGCTGTTGAAGTTGACGGTGCTGCGTATTGGATGTCAGAAAATGGTTTTTTTAAATACACTGGTAAATTAGAATCTATGGATTGTTTAGTTGAAGATTATGTTTATGATAATTTAAACACAACTTCTAATCAAATGATTTATGCTGGAGTAAATAATTTATTTGGTGAAGTCGTATGGTTTTACCCTGAAGCTAATTCTAATGTAAACACACAATGTGTTATATATAGTTATTTAGACTCAACTGTTAAAAGACCCATATGGTTTGTTAATGATAGTTCTCTTTTTATAAGAACTACTTGGCAAGACTCAGCTGTCTTTGGTTTACCTCATGCAACTCAATACGATGCTGGTGATGATTCATCATTTGATGTAACTGGAAACACGGACGGTATTTCATATTATTATGAACATGAAACTGGAGTTAATCAAGTAAGGTTAGGAACAACCACGGCTATTCCAGCTAACATTACTTCTGGAGACTTTGATATTACACAAAAAGTTGTTAGAGGAGCTGCAACTAATTTAGGAGATCTTAGAGGTGATGGAGAAAATATAATGAGAATTAGTAGAGTTATCCCTGATTTTATATCACAACAAGGCAATACGATCGTGCAATTGGATTTAAGAAATTATCCTAATAATGCTGCTGCCAGTTCACCTTTGGGTCCATTTACAATAACATCTAGCACAGAAAAAATAGATACGCGTGCGAGAGCTAGAGCAATTGCATTAACTGTTTCTAATACAGCAGTAGATACTAATTGGAAATTAGGGACTTTTAGGTTAGATATACACGCTGGAGGAAGAAGATAATGGAAGCTTTATTAGCATCACTCGTATCTAAATATGGTTTTGATATAGCTGCTAAAATGTTAGGTTTAGACCAACAACGACAAAACCCTAAATTTACTTTTGGAATGCCTTTTACTAGCCAACAAGTAAGTTTTAATCCTCTTAAAGCTATAGGAAGATTTGGTTTAAATAAAGTTATGAGTGGTGGTCTTGGTAGTATGGCGATTCCTGCAGCTTTGTTGGGAGGAGCTGTTATGTTGGGTAGAACATTTGATCCAACAAGACCAGGTTCACGTAATTACAATCCTTATTTAAGTGAGCAAATAGATTATTTAGGCACAAGAGATAATTTTATTGGTAGAAATCCAAGTAGTGGTTTAATGCAATATGGACCAGGATCTGTATTAAGAGGTCAAAATGTTGTATCTATGTTTGGAACAAATGATTATCGTGATCAATTAGAAAAGAAAAAAGATTATTTTGAAAACAGAATTAGTAAAGGAAAAAATTATAGTAAAACTCAATACGAAAAAACTCTTAAAGAAATAGATGATTTTGAACGAGCTGAAATAAATAAAGAGCTGGCTAAAGAAAAAAGAGCAAGAGATCAAGTTACAAGAAATCTTATGACACAAAATACCGCTTATACCGGCGGTGGCGGTGGTGGTGGTGGTAATATTTCAGGTAGTATAAGCAAAGGAGGAACTGACGATACACCCGGAACTCCGTTTAGAAGAGGAGGAATTGCAAGTTTATAATGGCAAAAATAGTACAAACATTAACTAGAGCAAGCACCGAATACAATGAAGATGTAGCACAATCACTTATTAGAGATCTTGATGCTGTGTTAGAAAAACTAAACACAACGTTTCAAGAAGAATTAAAACAGGAGATAGAAGCTAGAAGTTTCTTTTTAGATTAATGGCAACAGTAAATCAGTATAAATTTGTAGGAATAGATAACAGCACTAGCGGTGCTGCATTAACTCCGTTTGGATCTGGTAATCCATTGGTCAGCGAAACATATTTAATTAAGTCTATATTAGTTACATCAGCTGGAACACCTACAGTTACAGTTGTAAATGATAGTATTACAGCCATAAAATCTGCAGCTTTAACAGCTAATACAACAACAGAATTATTAAGCCAACCGCTAATAGTAGAAGGTGGAAAAACTCTTACAGTACAATCAAGCAGCTCTGATTCGTTTGATGTAGCTATTAGCTATTTAAATATAAAGAAAGAGGTAACATCGTAATGAGTGAAATAAAAATGCTAACACCAAAAGAGATAATAACAACGATTAAGAACAAAAAAACAGGTGAAATCTATAAGGATGAGGAGGCTCTAAAAGCAGCCAATATACCCGAGGAAGACGTGCAAAGAGATGTAACAGTTATCATGCCACCTCTTGATTTGTTCGCAAAAACAAAGTAAACTAACAAAACCATGGCAATAACAGATATATCAATTTCAGAAGAATTAATGACCAACGCACCATCTATTAAATATAGAGGAGACGAGGGTCCTAAATCACCACAAGAAATGCAAATGATGATGTCTTCATACGATTATAATGATGCAATGGGAGAAGCTTTTGAAGAATTTCTACGTCTTAAAAAAATAAAAGAGATACCCATGGACATGGAATTTGATGAGTATTTAGATCAATTAGATATAGATATTCCTTATAGTAAAAAACAAAAAAATAAAGAAGGTATAATGATGGTGGATGATGTTCTTGATGAAGCATACGAACAGTATATCTATGATTTATTAGAACAAAGACCTGATGCTACACCGATGAGCAAAGAAGAATTTAGAAGAATGGTTATTATGGAAGGTATGATGGGTGGTGGTAACCCATTACCAGAAGATCCAACAAAACCAGTTAATCCTTTTGCACCTAAACCAACAGGACCAACGCTACCAAACAAAAGAGAAATGGCAGCATACGGTGGTATCATGGGTCTAGATGGTAGAAAACAATATGGTATTGGATCGTTCTTTCAAGAAAAAATTTTAGACCCAATTAAAAAGAATCCTGTGGTTGCCGCTACACTTGCTGCATTAGGTTCAAATTATTTTGATGTTATTCCTGGCGAAAAAACTAGTAAAGGTTATTTAGATTTTATAATTGACCCAATAACTAACGTTATAACAAAAGAACGAGGTAAGGGAGATAACACTTATACTATCGGTGAAAAAATTACAGAAGGAATTGCACAAAATATTGTGCCAGCACTTGGTGGTATTGCAGCAGGTTTGTTTACTAAAAACACAGAGTCTGACACACCGGGTTTACCAAGCGATAATACAGCATTACAATTGGCGGACCTTAAAAAAGCTGCGAACTTAGCAACTCAAGCACAGGGATTAGCAGCAGGATTAAATTTCTTACCGACTGTTGCAGCTAGAAAATTTACACCAGAAGAAATGGCTGTTACTTACGCGAAATCAGCAGCTAACGGTGGTAGAATAGGTAGAGCTGAGGGTGGACTTATGGACCTTGGTGGTTTAGAAAAAGATTACAGAAACACTGGTGGTTTTGTAGAGATCGGAGCTAAAGAAAAAGCGGACGATGTGCCTGCAAGATTAAGTGTAAATGAGTTTGTATTTACAGCAGATGCTGTTAGAAACGCAGGTGGTGGAGATGTTGACAAAGGGGCAAAAGTTATGGAAAACATGATGAAACATTTAGAAGGTGGAGGACAAATATCTAGAGAGTCACAAGGTATGGGTGGTGCTAGAGACATGTTTGCAGTTTCTGAAAGATTAAGCGAGGTAGTATAATGGCAATAGAACAAGTACAAAATTTACCACAACAATACGTAACAGACCTTGGTGTTGACTATGGAAAACAATTAGCAGGTTTAACTGCAATACCTTTAGATACATCTAGATTTGCACCACAAGTAGCAGCGCAAGATGCATTACAAACACAAGCTTACAATTTAGCAAGTCAAGGTGTAGGTGCGTATCAACCTTTTATTACACAAGCACAACAATTTCAAACTGATGCTGCTGGATTAACATCACCAACAGCTTATCAACAATTTATGTCTCCATATCAACAAGATGTTATCGATGCAACGATAGCAGACTTTGATAAACAAGCAGCTATAGATAGAAGAAACGCTTTGTTAAGAGCAGGAAGTGGCACAGTTGGTAATTTAGACTCTGGTAGATTTGGTGTTCAACTTGCAGAACAAGCAACACAATCTAATTTAGACAGAGCCGCGTTGCTTGCAACACTACGACAACAAGGATTTAACACAGCACAAAATTTAGCTAACAGAGCATTTGGTCAACAAAGAGCACTATCCGGTGATCAAATGGATTTAGCAACACAAGTTCCTGATTTACAAACAGCAGATATTAACCAGTTGGGTCGATTGGGCGGTCTACAACAAGCACAACAACAAGCAATACTTGATGCACAAAGAGAAGCAAATAGACTAGAAGCGTTTGAACCTTATGAAAGATTAGGTACATACGGATCTGGAGTTGCAAGTCTATTCTCTGGTAATGCGCCGTTCGGTAACCAATCAACAGTAACACCGAATCCAACACCACTACAAACGGCTCTTGGAACAGCTAGTGTATTAAGTGGTATCTTTGGTGGTAGAGATCAAAGTAAAGCATTACAATATATAAGGTAAACATGAACAAAATAATGCGAAGACCAATGTTTAGAAAAGGTGGTAGTGCCGGTGAAGGTATTACGTCTGGATTAAGACAAGGTTATCAAGATCCTGCAGGTTCAGTTCAACAAAACGATCTATCTAAAATAGATATTAGAAACATGAACATGCAACAGTTAAGAGATCTCGCATCAAACATGGCTTACCAAGCACCACCTATGGCACCAGATAGATCACTCGATGATTTTAAAATAGACTTTGGTTTAGATTTAATTGGTAGACCTGCAGCAGGTAATATATTTCAAACAGCTGCACTATCAGCTAAAGAACCATTTAGTAGATTTAGAGCAAGCAGAGCAGCCTACAATAAATCTATGCAAGATAGAGCTATTAACAGATACAATGCAGAAGCTAACATGTTTAAAACATTGATTGGTGCACAGGCTGACATACTTGGTTCTGAAACGGGTGGTAAAACATATAGAGATTTAGAAATAGCTAAACAACTAGAAAATATTATACCAAAAATTTATGAGTTAGAAGCAAAACAAAAAGACGGCACAATCTCACAAGATGAAATTGTACAATTAGATATATTAAAAACACAAAAAAATAACTATACTAAATCTAATCCTGTAACAGAAGGTGCTATAGATATATTTATCAAATCAAGTGAAGGTGCAACTTTATTTACTAGTATTACAGAAGAATTATTTAAAGAGGATAAAACTAGTGGAACAAATAAATACAAAAATGATAAAGATCCTCAGATATATATTGATGCTATCGAACAAATTAAAAAAATACTTGGACAGTTTTCAAGTGGTGGTAGAGCGGGTTACGCTAATGGTGAAATGGTAATGGAAGAACAAGTTACAGAGACCATGGCTCCCGGACCTCAAGCACCATCGATGGCTAATCCAATAAGCTATGATCAACTAAGAGCTAGATTACCAAAAGAAATCACAGATGATATTGTACAACTGATGGCTAACAGTGCAGAAGCACTAGAAGACTTTGCATCAATATCAACACAACAAGACGTAGACCAATTTAATAAAAAATATAACGTTAATTTAGTATTACCAGCGGAGGCGTAACATGGCTGAAACCGCCTACGAACGATTTCTCAAGGACACTACCAAAGACGAAGCTGTCGAGATAGATATAAAAGATCAAAAACCCATTGATCTTGACGAAGTCAAATTTAAAATTCAAGAAACTTTAACGCAACAAACAGAACCTAAAAAACCTGTTAAGTGGTTATCTCTTCCTGATCCTAAAAACATCATGAATTTATACTACACACTTAATCCTACAAAAAGATTAGGTGATGCAATAGGGTTGAAGAAAGATCCTAAAGAACTTATTAAAGAATTACCCGATCAAGAAAAAGATTATATCTCAGGTCTTGATGAAATAGCCAGAGGTATAGACTCAGGGATTTATGATCTTCAACACAGTCTAGGTAGTTTATTATTTGCTGGAACAGACCTAGTAGCAAATACAGACCTTATGTCTAAGTTTGAAAAAATCATGGAAAAAGAAGGTAATTTAGTAAATCGTCCTGAAACATGGAGAGGTGAGGTAACTTCTTTATTAACACAATTTGGTATTCCGGGAACTTTAGTAACTAAAGTTGTTGGAAGAATACCTTTAGTTGCAAAAATGTACAAAGCATCTAACAATATTAAAGGTAGTGTTCTTAGAAAAACAAGTAAGGTTGCAACAAGAGCCACCGAAGGTGCAACTATTGTAGGTGTTACAGATTTTTTAGCATCAGAGCCTGGAAGAGAATCTTTATTTTTTGAACCAGAAAAAACAGAGGGATTGACTGGTAGAAAAAAAGCTGCAGCAGAATTTAGAAATAGAATTAAATACGGAGCCGAAGGATCGTTAGTTGGTGGTGGTTTTCCTATTGTAGGTAAATTTACACAGCTTGGATATAAATATGGATTAGCTCCTTTTGTAAAAACTACTGCTAGTCTTGGTGCAAAGACAGTTGACAAGGCAGTATTTAGACCTGCAGAATTAATATTAGGTAGTAAGATTGCAAAACCATTAACGACTAGAGCATCAAAAGGTATACAAAATGCAACTAATTTTACAGTCAGTAAACTTATGGCACCATTACTTGTGTCTGGTATGTCAAGAAAAGTGGTAAGACAATTACCGCCGTTTGAACAATGGAGATTAAAATCTGTAACAGATCCAAATCCAGTTAATAAATCTATAAAAAAATTAGATAACTTTTTATCTTTTTTTAGATCTTACGGTAAACAACCAAAAGATATTGAAGGTGTGTCTGAACAAGTGCAACTATACATAAAATCCAGAGCTAGAAAAATTGATAGAACATACGAAGGATTAGAAAAAACTGCGTATAATTTAGCTAAAACATTTCAAAATGATTACAACAAAGCTACCACATCAAGACCAATGCAAAAATATTTTTTAGATCAACTAGATGAATATGCAAAAGGTCAAATAAAACTAACGGATCTACCAAAAGAATTACAACCAGGTGCAAAAGATTTAGTCAATGATGTTCAAAAAATAATGACAGAATTTAAAAAAGTTTTACCAAAAGGTAAAGAAGCAGATGCTTTGGCTAAAGATCTTGCTAACATAGAAATAAAAGATGTAAAAAAATATTTAGTTAGATCATTTGAAACATTTAGAAATCCTGAGTATGTGCCACCAAAAGAAGCTGTAGATAAAGGTATAACTTATATTGTAGACAAAGTGATTAAGAAAAACACAAGCTTAAAAGAATCAGCAAGGTTAGCTTTTCCAAAATTAAAACCAGAGCAAGCTTACAAAGAGTCAGCTAAAATGCATATAGAAGACATACTTCGAACTGGTAAGGCTGAAGGTAAATCACCACTTAAACAATTAAAAGAAATAGGAACTAGAATATTATTAAACGACAAATATAAATTTTTAAAAACCGGTGAAGAGTTACCGGATCAAATAAAAAATCTATTAGGACCTGAAAAAAATTTAAAAGCATCTGTTTCTTACACAACATCTGAAGCGATTGCATCTATGGCAAATAAAAAAGCTGCGGACTATATTGCTGAGTCTGGATTAAAAAATGGTTGGTTATTTAATACTTTAGAAGATGCCGTTAATGCTGGTTTTATTGGTGCACAAAAAATAACTAAAGTTCCAAGATTAGGTATTATGAACTCTCAATTACTAGGTAAGTATGCATCACCTGAATACGTACAAATGTTTCAAGGTGTTGGAAATGATTTAGATAAATTAGTGCAAATGGCAATATATCGTCACATGTTACAAGCTAAAGTTGGTGTGCAGATTGGTAAAACTTTATACTCACCACAAACACAAGTTAGAAACGTAACGTCAGCTTCTTTCTTTTCTTTAATGAATGGTCACATTGGTAACAAAGCTAGTGTTACGGATGCAATGAGAATTGTTGCAAGAGATATATTTAAAGCTGGTCAAAAAGGAAACATCGATGAAGTTGAATTTAACAACTACGTAGAAAAATTAGTAAGACTTGGAGTGTGGGATGAAAACGTCGTAGCTGCTGAGATGAAATCTGTTCTTGAAGATATCAGTAAAGGTGTAATTAACACAACCGATAAATTATTTGATAGACTTATGAAGTCTGCACCTACAGATAAAGTTGCAAGACTGTATGCAGGTGGTGATAACCTGTGGAAACAATATGGTTGGGAGTATGGTAAATCACAACTATCAATGGCACTTAAAAATGTTGATGAAGTTGCTGAATGGTTTAGATACATGGGTAAACCTTTTGATAAAATTAATACGATTACAGGTCAAAAGAAAACTTATGATGATGCAATAGAAGAAGCATCAGCTTTCTTGTTAAGAAATACATATCCAACTTACAGTAAGGTTCCACCATTCATACAAAATTTAAGAAAAGTTGCATTAGTTGGAAATTTTATATCGTTTCCTGCAGAGATACTTAGAACAGGAACAAATATTATTGCAACTGGTTTGAAAGAAGCAGCTCACCCTAACGCTGCTATTAGACAAATGGGTATTAGAAGATTAACAGGCGCAGCTTTAACAAGTTATGCAATAGGTAAAGGTGCAACTGAAATAGCACAGTTTTTAACAAACAGCACAGAGTCGCAGTGGGACGCATATAAAAGATCTTCAGCTGCGTCTTGGGATGCAACATCTAATCTTCTTGCAATTAAAGGTTGGAAAGATGGTGAAAGCGCTGCAATAAACTTTTCATACTTTAGCCCATACGATAGTTTGTACGAACCATTAGAAGCAGCTATTGCACAAGCACAAGCACAAAATTTAAACCCACAAGACACTGATCAATATGTTATGAATTTAATGTTTGGAGAAAACGGACCTGTTAGAAAATTTTTAGAACCATATTTTTCTGAGCCAATTGGGTTTGACAGATTTATAGATGTTACAATTAGAAATGGTAAAAAAGATCAAGGTGGTTCTGTTTATACACAATCAGATGATTTAGGAGATAAATTTACCAAATCATTTGCATACGTTCTTGATGGTATTCAACCGGGTGTTACAAAAAGTTTAGAAAAAGTTGGTAGCGCTTTATCAAAAGATTTATCTAAAGGTGGTAAGCCAGTTAATTTATTAGATGAATTGATTGCATTGTTTGCTGGTACTAGAATTATTAGAATCGATGTTAAAAAAGATCTTAGATATTTTACATCTACGATGAACAGACTACTTAGAGCTGTTGACGAAACAGAAAATTTTTATAGTGTTGAAAACTTTGCTGACAAACCACCATCAGATTTAGTAAAAACTTTTGAAAACATGCAGGACGAAGCATTTAGAATTCAAAAAGATATGTTTATCAGAATTAAAGATTTAGAATTATTAGATTTATCTAAATCTCAAATATATGAAATAATGAGAAAACAAGGAACACCAAGAAAAACAATTAACAATTTATTGTCTGGTAGATTTACACCAGTAAATTATTCTAAAGCTAGATTTGAAAACAAAGTACAGTTAGTAAAAGATCAAATGAAACAATTATCAGAAGACTCTGATCAATTTTTTTATTCCGCAAACAGAAGTTTTTTATTTCCACAAAGAGAATTAGACAAAGTTATTTCTAATTATAGTGGTAAGAAATTTTTTGAAGAAACATTTAATGAAGAAACAAAAGAGTTTGAAGGTGGTTATTATCCTGACAAAACAAAATACAAGACAAATAGTGAAGGTCGATTAGTTTATGACTCTGATGGTAATCCAGTTAAAGAGCCAGGATTTATTGAAAGACAGTTTAGAAAAATTCCTCAACTTCTTAAAAATATAGCAATACCAGGTAGTCCTTTTGCATCAAAACCACAAGCACCGCCATTAGGTAATACACCGATGCCTAAATTAATGGCTAGTGCCAACGTAAAAAATCCACAAACTAACTTGACACGTAATGAAGAAGCATTATTATCACCAACAGAAAAGGTAATAGCGAGTAGAACATAATGGCTAGAAAATCGGCACTACAAAAAATAGAATCACACGAAAAGCTTTGCAGAATAATGCAAAAGCAAACGTTTGAACAAATAAAAGAAATGCAAGATCGAATTAAAAGATTAGAGTATTGGATTGTCGGTGGTATGGGAGCCGTATTAATAGTTTTATTAACAGATGTAGCATGAATCTTTCACGAAATTTTACACTTTCAGAATTAACTAAATCGGATACTGCGATTCGTAAGGGCATTAATAATAATCCTAATGCAGAACAAATAGAAAAATTAAAAGCACTTTGTGAAAATATCCTACAACCAGTACGTGATCACTTCGGTAGAGTAAAAGTAACTAGCGGATTTCGTAGCGTAGAACTATGCACGGCTATTGGTAGCTCTGCAAATTCGCAGCACGCCAAGGCCGAGGCCGCAGACTTCGAAGTAATAGGCACAGACAACGCTGAATTATTTGATTGGATCAAAGATAATCTTCAACCAGACCAGCTCATACTCGAGTTCTATACTCCAGGCGAACCTAATAGCGGATGGATTCACTGCAGCTGGGTAGAAGGAACACCGAGAGCATCATACTTACATGCGTATAAATCTGAAGGTAAAACAAAATATAAACCAATATTAGGAAGCGCTAAGGAATTAGTATAAAATTCTACGCGCGTTCACGTGTATATCCCACTAAATCCATGACTTTAATTCTTCTCCTAAAACTTCTGATGCTATGTTTATTTTTTTACGGAGAGCTTTTACGATTTT